CGTTAAAGGATCCCCCCGTCACCTGGCAGCTAACAAGCTTTACCATGACGAGGTCTGGCACACGTACACGTACGCGCACCGCTGCTTCGGTTAAACCCAACACTGGTTCCGAAGCTCAAACGTGTCGCGGCTGCTTTCGCAGCGCTTGCGACACAAGAGAGACTATTTCCAATGGCTTGAAGCTCATTCGGATTCGCTACAGGATTCCTGTATGCGAACTGCCGGATCTACAAGCTGAGGATCTTAACAAGTATCTCTCTTATCTTCTCCTTCAGGGAAAAGAGAGGGCAAGCGTCGCTTTCCCCCGTCGACAACGTCGACGGAGGGATAGTGACGGCCTCTTTTCTCTGATTCGATTGCTGAAGCACGAGCGATGGGAACTAGCCCATTCTATCGCGTCAATCAAACGCAACCTGCCTGCAGGTTGTCGTCAGCATTCACTATCCGCGCGTCCTGCTTGGGAGCAGAACGCGTTCTCTATACCCCCCTCCTCTTCTTTCGAGTACCTCCGATTCGTTCGTCGTGAGGTTTCTCGTATCTTTCCTTTTGGATGGGACCGGAATTATGACGATTTTGTGTGGCGTCATGTACCGAATCCGACCGCAAGAATGACGGCGAAACGAGCCGATATCTTTTATTGTGGTAAAGGTAAAGATTTCCGCAGGCAGTGCTTGACAGGCCGATCTATTCCGATCGATCAGCCTATTAGAGCCCGGTACAAGGAAGTGTTGAGTGCTGGTAAGTGCAGGCCTCTCGTCATCTATGACGAGACCACCGAAGTACTAGCTCCTCTTCACAAAGCCATTGATGCTCATCTCATGCAGCAACCTTGGCGCCTTGTCGGACCACCTACGGAGAAGAAAATGTCATCTGTCCATGTTTACCCTTACCAGACCTCGGTAGATCTGGTGAGCGCCTCAGACAACCTGTCACTTGAAGTGACAGAGGCGATACTTGGCTCTTTACTTCGGAAGAGTCGTATTCCAGGGCCGTTACGCGTACGCGCGTTTCAGTCACTCCGTCCACTTGTTGATTGTGATGGAGAGGAGAAGGAAGTATCGCATGGACAGATGATGGGGAGCTATCTCTCTTTTCCCCTCCTTTGTCTTCACTCTTATCTGGCAGCGCTTTGGGCGCTGCGCGGAGAAGAAGGCAATGTCCTTGTTAACGGCGATGATACGACTGTGTCATCTAACCGTTATCTCGAAGTTTCAGATTACCCTAGCGGGTACAAGTTGAATGATCTGAAAACTATTCGATCAGAGACGGTTGTAGAGATCAACTCGACCGCGTTTCTGAAAGGGAGAGGGGGCAAGTGGCGCGAGATACGTCACTTGCGGAGAGGTGGTTTTCTTACCGATTACCCAGGGATGCTACACGCTGCTAAAGCGGTCGCCTGGTCACCTCAGTGGACTGATGCCTTCATCAGGTCCCGAATCGGTAAGAAATGGGGGTTTCTACCCTCCCAGCTTCGGTTGAATCCGAAGTCCTACGCCTGCCACGAGCGGGCTAGGTCAATGTGGAACAGGAACTTTACCTGTCTACCGGAGCCTCCCAAAGAGGTTTCCACATTGCTTCTAGCTGTCCGTAGACGGTTAGATCCCGATGAGCAAGTAGCTCTGTTCCTGCACCAATGGGCTACAGGTCGGGAGGGAGGGTTGAAGAGAGACGTATACAGACCGACGGTGGGCTGTGTACGTAGGACCTACCAGTACAAGGCTGTGAAGCCTTGGCGTTTTCTGTCTTACCTCGGACAGTTAAGGGCCTTAAAGGTGCCCGCTGGTAGGGGAGAAGAAGAACTGCGTTATTTGCCTGCAAATTACGTCAGTATAAGAGAAGATGTCGTTCTTAGAGAACTTGCCGATTATGGTTCTCAAGTGTTTTTGGACGATTAACTTGGGAAGTAGTCCCTTGGCCAGAAATGGTGTGCCTGCACACCGGTGGGGGTGATAATGAGAGTGAGGTGGGACCACGCCGAAGAACGTAGGCCTGTGCCCCGATTGAAGACCAGAGCGGAAACTCTCTGGCTAGTAGGAGCACAGCATCCTCGTCCGTACTAACCCGTTCGTCATGACAATGGCGGCACGCTCCTTGAGTTTCAGGAGGCGGTTTGGAATTGGATAGGCTTACGGTTTAGTAGGCCCCCCTCTCATTGTCACCAGGGTTTCTGGTTGGCGCAGTCTC